CGTTTTTCCTTTCTTCGCATGGAGTCCTACAAAAAAGGAGCCATCCTCTTAAAAAGGACAGCTCCTTCAGAAGCTTATGAAACGATCAGATGCTAATCGTATTGGCAAGACACTTTTCCATCAAAAACTCATCGTACCATCGTAAAAATACGTTTGTTTTGCACACTCAATATCAGTCCGTTTCTTGTCTCGTCAAGTCCATCTGCTGCCCGGTTGCGTTCCCTAAATTTTTCTGCAACGTAGGATGTTGCCCCTATTCATTTATCAAGTCCCATTCATCCGGCGTCCAGTCATGCACTCTTGTTGCATTTCTGCCCGAACGCCCTAAATTATACCACACTCGCTCAAAAAAGAAAACACCCTGTCAAAACTGCGTTTCTTTCCGAAAATATCCATCGGAAATATCAGTCTGGCAGGGTGTTTTCTTCCATTTTGAAATTTTACTTGCTGCTCTTCCCCTGCATCTGGTCAAGCAGCTCGTCCGCTCGGATGGCTTCCGGCGTGAACGAGTTGTTCTCCCACCAGTTCACGAGTGCCACAACCACCGTGATGATCGTCGTCACGAGCTGATTGACCGTTTCATTGTCGATGGGGATCACGCTGTGGCCTCCCGCGCTGAGCAGCTGATTGATAAGCGCCAGCGCCAGACAGATGGTCCGCACGATGGTCGCCGTCGATACTTTCTTGTCCATTTTGAAATCCTCCGTTATGCGTTGTGGATGGGTAACGCCTTGGCGCGGTTGTACAATTCTGTTCCGGTGCCGTTTCCGCCCATCACATGATAGGTCTTGTACAGGTAGCCAAGATTCCGCAGTCCGTCCTGTGTGACGTATCCCAATTCGATGAATCGGTAACATTCGCTGTAGATGCGGTCGTGCAGCAGTGCCAATACCGCGTTCCAGAGGGCCTTGATCTTCGGCAGCGCCGCGAGAATGCCTGCGCCGATCAGGGTGCAGACCCATTGGGCCCAGTATTCTACGAGAATATGCCACATCGGGGTCACACCTCCTTCATCCGGCTCAGACCCGCCCGCTGGATGATGGCCGGGTAGTCCTTGTAGGCATGGCTCAGGTCCACAGGGCCGCTCACACCGGGAATCTTGCTCTTGTTGGTGTATTGCCACATGCCGTGCTTGCGGGAGGGCCGCTTCGAGCGGTAGTCGGCGATCCACAGGTCAAAGTCGGTCAGCTCGTGCATTGCAAGGGCGGTGTCGGCGAAGTTCGTGTAGGTGTACACCATAGCGTACAGCCCCCACTTTTCGATCTGCTTTGCCTCCATTTTGATGAGCTGGGCAAGGCTTTCGGGACTCAGCGCTTTCAGGAAGGGGTCTTCTACGTCCACCGCGATGGGCAGAGTGAAGGTCTTCCCTTCCAGCGCGACTTTCAGCTTCGCCAGCTCTTTTGTAGCATAGTCGATGGTGGTTCCCTTCGTGTAATAGTACGCCCCTACCGGCAGCCCGGCTTCCACGCAGCCCCAGTAGTTTTTCTCGAAGGTCGGATCGATGTAGATGCCGCCGTATGCTGTGCTGGTCGAAACTGTCCGCAGCATCACGCCGTCGATTTTACCGCTGGCCTTGACTTTCTTCCAGTCGATGTTTCCCTGCCAACGGGAAACGTCCATGATTTCAGGCATGGTCTGCCTCCTTACTTTTCTTTCTTGCACTGCATGATCTCGTTCCGCTTCTCCTCGGTGATGACGCCCTTGCGCACGTAAATTTTCAGCATGGCCTCCGAGATACGGCCCTGTGCCCAGCGTTCTTTCAGTGTTTCGATGTTCATATCAGTTTCCTCCCTTAATTTTCATCCGGCATATTCATCACCACGAGGTCTTCCAGTGCGTCCGCGATGCGGGTCTGGTCGTCCACGGTGTTGGAGACGGGCGGGTTGTCCTCGAAGTTCTCGATGGTGGCCAGATATTCTTCATCGGTAGTGCAGCCGCTGAAATCGCAGCCCGCCTTCCGCATCATGTCCACATAATCGTCAAAGACGAGGGCAACGCTGCCGTTAATGACGCCGCCGCCCACGATCATCTTGGTCATGCGGGCCCAAGGGTAGCGGTCGAGCCACTGCTCTGCGGTCAGGGTCTCGCCAACCGGGGTGATGACATCAGATTTGTTGTCGTAAATTTTGTAACGTGCCATTTTGATTTTTCCTCCTGTGTCAGTCAATGGTGTAGACGTCTACAATATCTTTTTTGCCTGAATTGAGTCCCCCTGCAAAGAGTACATAGTTTCCAACAGTAGCAGCGGCCCCCTCGACTCTTTCATCGCTTAGTGACGTCATCATAATGCATGTCAGCGAGTCGTTGTAGGCTACTACAAAATGCCTGTCAGCAAAGATAGCGTAATTTTCCGACGAGGCTGCGGCCATTTCATTTGAGTCTTTGGTAGGAACTGTAACGCTTCTCTTTGTAAGGGACGCATCATAAGCGTTGATATTAAATGCCGGAAGAGTACCGATGCCAACCCGAAATAGCACATACGACGATCCGATAGATGCGCTGCACCGCACTGAATCAATACCACTATCTATTGCTGTAACGGATATCCGCGTCAAAGAGGTGTTATACGCATCAACATCGGCACAATAACTAGGGTTTAATAGAGTGCCCTCAACACCTCCGGCAAAGAGCGCATAGTTGCCCACTTTGCCGCCACAAACAGCACGCTTTGCCTTGGATAGTGTAATGCTGCCCAGAGTTAAGGAACTATTGATTGTGTTTATTGTACTAACTGGCTTTTTTGCACCAAACCGCGGAATCAAGCTTCCTCCGGCAAAGAGCGCATAGTTGCCAACGTTGGCAACTCCTTTGCCAGTACGGGCTTTTACAGTCGTGCCAATGTTGTTACTTATTTTTGTCAGGGAGTTATTATAAATGACATAACTATCCGCGACATCATCAATAAATGAATTGCTGAGATCATTTGTAGCGATGATTGCATACTGTCCTACGGATGCGGCTATGTGCACTCCATATTTTTCGAGACCAGCGGGTTTTGTTCGCGTAAGGCTTCGATTGTATGCGTCTACAACATTACTGTAATTGCCATTATTTCCTCCTGCAAAAAGCGCATAACCTCCGGTTGCAGTGGCGGTAAGCTCGTCTCTTGCCTCACTCAGCGCCGTTGCCCTTCCGTAGTACCTCAGTTCACCGCCACTCCAGAAGGCTCTTGCTTTGCCATCCACGCCGACGTAGGCCTTTTTGATCTTCCGCGCCTTGCCATCGACGCTGACGTAGCCTTTCTTTGCTTTCCGGGTCTTGCCGCCGACTTCGACGTATAGTTTCTTTGCCATAGCAGCCCCCTCACTCGTACACGATCAGAATTTTCCCGGTAGCGAGAGTGCTTCCCGCGCCGGGGTCGCTGGTCTGGAGGATGTACTTGCTGACCTGCGCATCCAGATTGGTTTTGTCTTCGGCGCTCATCAGCCCCGCCTTGCTGGTCGTTGCGTTGCCGTAGGTCGTGTCCTGTTGGGGCGGAGTGTAACCGAGCGCGTTGATGACCTGCTGCTTCGTCGGGTCCGGGGCCTTCGTCAGGAATTTCTTGTTTGCTTCTTCTTTTGTGTAGTAACTCGCCGGGTCCATGCCGGAGCCGACGACCATGGGGCCTAATGCCATCGTTCCTTCCTCCTATCGTACGATGTAATACGTTGCCGTGATAGCAGCGGTGGGCACATATTGTGCGCGGATGCGCAATTTTCCTGCGAGCGACTCGCTGACCGTGCAGATACCCGCTGCCTTGGCCGCTGCGCTGGGCGGAACAATGACACAGACCACATCATCTGCCGTCAGTCCGGAAATGACGATGTCCACATACTTAGGAAACGTCGAATTGTCTGACATCCACCCGCTTGCCGGAATCGTCAGGCTCTGCACGGCCACCTTGTCGGCTTTCTTTCCCGACAGCTCCGTGACAGTCTTGCTGACGGAATCTGACAGTTCCGAGATCTTCACCATGCACTTAGCGTGCAGCTGTTTGAGCTGCGCAAGCGAGAGCACCGGCTTTTTCGTGTCAGCCATTTTGAAATCTCCCTTCTGCTCAGCCGCCGTAAACTTCCTTGATGAGGGCCGCCACCTCTTCGTCGGTGGCCATCCGCACGTTGGCAAGGTCGATGCTGTCCAGCTTGGCCTTGTCTGCCTTGCTCATACGGCCGTCCTGCGTGGAAGACGCCAGCGGGTAGGTGGTATCCTGCGCCGGGATGCCCAGCGCGGTGATGTCCTCCTTCGTGACCGCCACCGCGTCGCTCACATGGCCGTTGGCATCCACGGTGATCTTGTACAGTCCGCTGGCCCGCACAGTGTAGGTGGGATGAACGTACTTGTTCGCGCCCTCAGCGATGCCGTCCAGCTTGGTCTTGTAAGCATTCGTGAAATCGTGGGTGCTCAGGCCTTTGCCGATCTCCTTGTCCACCTTGCCGGAAATATCCACAAAGCCTGCCAGCACGTCCCACTTGTAGGCGTTTTCCATTTTGATGCAGACAACATTGGTGTCCTTCGGGTAGGTGCTGCCTGCGCCCTCCACGAAGCTCGTGTTGGTCGTGAAAGCGTCCGTCACATTGTAGACATTGCCGAGGATGCTTTCGCCCAGTGCCGGGAGGTTTGCAAAGATCAGGGAACCAGCGGGTTTATACACCGCGCTGATCTTCGCGTTGACCTCTTCCTTGGTGTAGGCGTCCCCGATGCCGTAGCCGCTCAGGGTCGTTGATTTCACGGCCTTTTCGTTCAGGATGGCGATCAGGGCCTGATCGAGGTCGCCCTGCGAGACCTGTGCCTTGTAGGCCATCTGGGCCAGTCCTTTGACCGAGACATCCACCCCGTTCACTTGTATGGTGCCGTCTGCCGCCCCGGTGGTCACAAGAATGTCCACCATCTTCTGTACGATGGCCAGCGCTTTGCCGTTGACCTTCACACCTTCCAGCACGTTTGCCTGCGGGCCGACCTTCTCGATGGTTTCCAGCCGTCCGGTAAGGTTGTCTGAGATCTCTTTGTTCTTTGCGGCGATCTTCTGCAATTGCTCGAGCGACGCCAATACGGTTTCTGCCATAATTATTCCTCCTCATCAAGAGCCGTAGATTTGCTTTATCACGGCATCAAATTCTTTGTCCGATGCCACTCTGGAGGTCACGCTGCCTGCGCTGGAAACGTTCAGACCGTCGCCGATCATCACAAGGCCCAGCTCCGTTCTCGTGGCCGGAGTGTTCACCGGTTCCTCCTTCTTCAGGAGCGAAACGTTTACATCGATGTTTTTCTGCGGCGCGGTGTACGCAAAGAACCGCAGACAGCCGGTCTTCGTCTCCATCACGGTGGCAAGGCCCGCTTTCTCCGCTTCCTCGAACTCCGAAAGGCTCGTCAGGCCCATGGGGATCAGGGCCGGGGTGCATTCCTCTACCGGGATATCACAGTAGTACGGGTAGACCCCAAAAGCGCTCTCCCCCTTCACCCAGCTTCCGGTGGGCAGGGTCAGCTCGTAGTTCAGGGTGCCTACACCGTAGAGCGTCAGCAAAAGCTGTACATCGCCTGTCGGGATCAGGATAGAGAACAGCCGCACGCAGCCATTCCGGGTCTCAATGCCCGCCGCGACGCCCGCCGTTACTGCCTCCACATGGGTCTCCAGACTCGTAGTGCAGAAGGGGGTGTACCGATCCGTCAGCTCTGCCACTTCAATGTCGCAGTAATACCGGTACGGTCCGATCGCTTCTTCCAGCGGCTTCCATGCGGTTTGCAGGGCCGTCAGGTTGTAGGTCTTGTAGTAGCCTCCGCTGTAGTCGTTCCGGGCATCGTTGATCGCGTCTTTCGCCTTTTCGGAGTAGCTCTTGGCACTTTCCTCGCTGCCCTTCGCGTTCTCAGCGCTCTTCTTAGCGTTTTCCTCGCTGATCTTTGCCTCCGCCGCCGAGTCCGCAGCCTTTCCGGCGCTTTTTTCCGCCGCCTCTTTGCTGGCTTTCGCGTTCTGTTCGCTCTTCTTTGCTGCCTCTTCGGATGCTTTGGCTCCGCTCGCCGCGTCAATGGCCTGTTTGGTCAATTTCACGCAGGTCTCGCCTAACAGTGCCAGCCATTCTCGTACTTCGCGCCCGTATAAGGCATTCCGGATGCCGGACGCGATCTGCTCCATAGTAAATGCCATTTTGAAAAATCTCCTATCACCCGTTCAGATGTGCCAGCACGCCCCGCAGACTCAGCTTTCCTTCCTTCGCCTTCTTTTCCGTGGCCTTCTGCTGGTCGCTCAGCTTCTTGGGTGCGAACCCGAAATGGAATTCCTTCCGGTCTGGCTGGTCGATGGTATTCACTACCTTCGTGCAGACATACCACCCGTCAATGCCGTGGGGTTCCGAGATGACATGGGTCTTGCCCAGCAGTTCCAGCCGCCCGACCTGATATCTGCCCACGTCCGCCAGATCGATGGCCTCCACGTCCAGTTCCGGTTCTATGTCGTGCGGATACTTGTCCAGCTCTTCTTTGCAGAGCTTGTTCAACTCCGCCTCGGTGTTGCCCTCGTCTGTCACGAGCCATTTGGTGTGATAGCCGAATTTCTGGACCGAGGCGCTGTCTTCCGCGGCTCCGCCAACAAAATCCGTGGTCACCTGCTTGAAGATCCACCAGCCTTTCGAACCGCTCACGAGCTTGTCGGTTCGGACGCAGTTCACAAGGTTCGTCGGCAGGGTCTGCGTCAGGGTCAGATTCAGCATGTTCAGCCCATACCGCACTTCCTGATTGTTCGTGCTGGGCGGCTCCAGCAGATAATCGATGACGACGAACAGAACACCTTCACCGTTGGTCTCATAGCGCAGCTGAAGATATCCGTCGTATTCGTCCGTCAGGTAGGTCTGAATGATATTCCAGCGTGTTCCGATCACGGTGCCACTGTCTGAAAGATCGACTTTCTTGCCAAGCAGCATGGTCACCTTGCCGTAATTGAAGGTCGGCACGCCCAAGGCGGAATCTCCGCTCGGCGATTCAATGTTGCTGATGGCCGTGTAAAGGATCGGCGCACCGTTTGCAATGATGTCATCCGTCATATCGGTCAGGTAATGGCTCTTGGGGCGTAAGGTCACTTCGCTCTCTTCCAGCAGTCCGAGGATGGACTTCGCCATGATGGTCTTGCTCCCGTCGAAGTTCAGTGCGATCTCGCTTACATACCCGAAGAACAGCGTATCATTGACGTCCGTGACGCCGATCTTGGTCCGCTTGATGGCGAACTTGCCATAGTACGGGTTGTCCTTTGCGACGGTGAAGGTCAGTGTCGCGATCTCATTTTTCTCCTCGGTCAGGGTGATGTCATAGGCGTAAGGACGCTTGCTGAGATTCTTGTCCACATAATGCTCGTCGAAATAGTCTCTGCCGTCTCCGTCATAATGGTAGATCAGCTCATGCGTCACCCACTGGAGGCCGTCGTAAATATCACGGTCCGTATAGGTGTCGTGCATGGCCGAGTCTTTCACGACTTTGCATTCTCCTGCAAAGATCTGATTGAACATCCTCTCACCTCACAAATACTTTGGTTGATACTGGATCGAAAAAACGGCTTTTTCGGTTGTCGATTTATTTTGAAGCCGGATCTCGTAATTGTCGTAAAACGGGTCGTTCGACACGCTGAGCAATGTATAGTTCGCAGAACTGACATTGTTCCATGGCAGATCGTAACTCCACTCTTCCTTGTTCGTTGCATCTGTCTCGTAGTCTTTCCCTAAGCACATTCGGGTGTCCACATGGGCTTTTCCTTCCAGCAGTGTGATAAGGACTTCGCTGCAGTCACGGTCGCATGGTGGAAGCTGTACCCGCCGCACTTCTCCCGGTGCCAGTTCCAGCCGCCCGAATGGCTGCGGAGCCAGATCGCACTCGAAGTTCAGCTCGTCCCACAGCCAGTCCTCTTCCAAGGGCTTCGCCAGCTCCTTGTAGGGGTACAGCTTGTATTTCAGGGTGATCTTCGAGTAGTTCTGTGCCGCCGCGTAGTCATTCACCATCCAGACTCTGCCCTTGTATACGAAGGCCGGGTCATCATCCAGATGCACCGTCACGGCGTTCGGCCCGGTGTTCTGGGCTCCCAGCAGCGCGCCGATCTTGTGGTAGGCCGCATAAAGTCCCGGTGTGCCCCAACTGCTCCGCCAGCCGTCCATGTCAATGTAAAAGTTCCAGCTTCCCTCCCGGTTATCGTACCGCCTTGTACCTGTCACGGTCCGATATAAGTCGAACCTACCGCTCCGGCCGGGTACGTCAACGGTGATGCGCCGCGGCTGGGGCGGAGCCACCAGAAGCTTTGTCGCCGGAATCAGGTGCAGGTCGTTTGCGGTGTGGTAGGCACCGATCTGCGCGTCGTGGCTCATGGGTGTCATCTCGCACCGCCTCCTTTCTTACATGCCCCAGCCTTCCGGTGGGTCAATGTCATACCCGATGGTCACCGTTGTCTCCCCGCTTGCCGTGGCATTGAGGCTTTTCACAACGAACCGTCCGGTATAGTTCTGTGTGGTCGTTACACCGTCGATATTGATCTTACATTGGAGCTCATCCTTTCCTTGGAGGAACCGGTACAGCCGGGCAAGGTCATTTGCCATCGTCCAGTTGTGCCCGTGCCATCCGGGGTATAATGCTTTGCTCTCTTCATTCGGCACATCCATTCAGCCGCCGATGCTGTGATGGACGGCATGCCCATGGAGCGAGTTGAACCCGTCCCATGGGGAATGCGCGTTCCCGTCCAGCTGATAGCGGAACGTCCATGTGCCGGTAGCGTTCTTATAAACCCGGTCGCCCATCCGGGGCGGTTCCACCGTGCCGTTGTAGGTCGCGATGGAAAGCTCTGCGTAGGTCTCTTCGAACACAGGCGGGTGGATCGGCTCCGTCGGGATCAGGTTCATCTCTCGCATCGAGATCGTCTGCTCTGGCACATAGAAGCCGATGAGGTTGCTGGTGCGTTCGGGCTGGATGAAGATAAGGTCCGAGAATTTCTTCCCATTTTCCGTCAGAAATTGTTCTGCGCTCATCTTCTCACCCGCTTCCCCATCTGCACATCCACCTCGTCGATGATCCCGCCCACGAGCTGTCGTCCGTTCAGGCTGAGCTTCATGTTCCGCACCGCTTCCGCAATGCCGTCCACGTGTTCACCCAGCGCCTGTACGCTCTCCACGATATCCCGGTTGGACATCACGTTCGGGTCGTGGGTGTCCGCTTCCAGCGCGGCGCTGCGGTTCTGAGCCGCTTTCCGTGCCACACTTCCGGCAAGTCCCGCGCTCCTCTCGGCACTCAGCGCAAAGCTTCGGTCTTCGCCGAGGTTTGTGTTGATCCAGTCAGCTCCATTTTGAACATCGCTCAGGTCCACCACGGGCCGGATGAGGGGTTCGTCCGCGTCGTCGGTGCTCAGCGCGCCCAGCAGACTGTTGGCAGCCATCAGGGCCACGCCCTCGGCTCCGCTCATCACGTCTTCCATGCTGCGGTTCACACCGTCGCTGCTGTCGGTGATGCCCTTGGCAAAGCCCGCGCAGATGTATCCGCCCATCTCGGCCATCAGAGTCGAGGGCGAGTGGATGCCCCAGAAGTTCTTCACTGCGTTCGCCACGTTGGAGCAGACAGTCTTCACTCCGTTTACCACGCCGGTCGCCGCGTTCTTGATGCCCTCGCCAAGGCCCTTCACGAAGTTCTTGCCGGTGTCGATGGCCCCGGAGACGAATTTTTTGGTTCCTTCCCAAGCCTTGCTCAGGAAGTTCCCGATTCCTTCGAAGCCCTTCTTGATGCCGTTCCAGATGTTCGAGAACAGGTTCGAGACCCATTTGCCGAAGTTCTGGAAGAACTCCACCACCTTGTCCCAGTTCTTAATGATAAGTCCGGCGCAGACGGCCACGCCCGCCACGATGGCGGCAATGATCCACCCTTCCGGCCCAAGGTTGGCCGCGAACTGAACGACGGTCGAGATGATCTTGCTCAGTACGCCGCCCTCGCCGATAAGCCCGCCGAGGCTCAGCCCCAGCGAACCCACGCCTTTTCCGGCTACGGTCACCGCCTTTCCCATGATGGTCAGGGTCTTACCGCCCGCCGCCAGTTCACCGAACACTTTCGGCAGACCCATCAGCAGGGGTGCGAGGTTTGCGATGATCTTCTGCCCGAAGTCGCTCCCCGCGAAGTCGAGGATGGCCGTAATGCCGCTGGTCAGTGCCTGTCCCCAGTCACCGCTAACTGCTGCCGTGATGACGCCGAAAATGTCGGTCACGACGTTCGTGAATCCTTCGCCGGTCGCCACGCCGAAGGCCTTCGCCATCTTGTCGGCAAGCTGTGGGAAGCTCCGCTGGACCTTCGCCATCACGGTCTTGAATCCATTTTGAATGGGTTTCCAGTTCCGGGAGATGGCGTAGCCCAGCTGCATCATCATGCGCTTGCCGCTGTCGTCCATCTCGAAGGCGTCGGCCAAGTTCTCCGCAAATCCCACGAAGTTGTACTGTTCGCTCTGCAAGTCTGCATAGGCGTCCAGTGCTTCATCGCTGTCCTTGCCGAATTTGGCGATGGCCTCGGTGTACTTCGTTTGCCGGTTCGTTACCTTCTTCAGGCTGTAGCTCATGCTGTCCAGCGCCGTGCCCACGCCGATGATGGCAGTCATGGTGCCCTGCGTTGCCGCTTTCCGGGCCTCCTTGCTGTTCTCGCCGTATTTCTCGACCGCTGCCTTGTAGGCTTCCTCCCGCTGGGAGAGGTCGCCGTCGCCGTAGATCTTGGCCAGCATGTTCTGGCGGTTGGTCACCAGTTTCTCGTGCTTTTCCAGTACGGCCAGCGCGTCGTCAAAGGCGTCCAGCTGGGCTCTGTTCATCTCGTTGATGAGATTCTGCTGGGTCGTCTGCTCTTCCAGCCACTGCCGGTAAGCTTCCTGTGTCTTGGCGCTCTTCTCACCGAACTCCGCTTTCAGGGCGGTGTACTCGTCCTCAGCCGCAGTCACGACCTTTGCCTGTGCCGCCAACTTCCGGTCGATGTTCGCGATCTTCTTGTTGGATTTTTCCTCCACGCTGGCCGTGTCTTCGTACAGTGCGCTCCACAGCTCGTATTCATCGGTGGCCGTGTCAGCTTCATTGTCGTACCGGTCCTTGATGGCCTTGAACAAGGTCTCCTGCTTTTCATGCCGGAGGTCTGCCAACGTGGTCTGCTCATCCAGTAAGGTGGCGTAGGCGTCGCTCTTCTGGGTGTCGGTGCTGCTGGCCTCGGCCACAATCTTGTCGTACTGCTCTTTCGCAATGGCGACCCTGTCGGTCTGGTTCGCGATCTCGGTGGTCAGGCTCTCGGTCTTCTTGGCCAGCAGTTCTTCCGCCGTGGCGGTGTCTCCGCTCGTCGCCTCCCAGAGCTTGTACTCCTTGTCCGCCGCGTCCATCTTGGCCTTGTTGGCCTTCAGCTTCTTCGAATACTCGTCCGCCAGCTTGTCCGCCGCCGTCTTCGTGCTCTTCGAAGTTCCGGAATGGCCTTTGCTGGTGCCGGTAGGATTGGTAGATTCATCCACTTTATCGTTGTACCAATCTGTGAATACGCCCAACGGATCTTTCAGAATTCGTTGTGCGTCAGCATCACCTTGATTAGCGGCCGCAAGTTCTTTCTTGTTCGCATTCTGGCTGCTGCCAGCTTTTTTAATGCCGGTCTTTCCGGGAATCAGAACATCGTTTTGCTTCGCATCAATGTATCCTTTGTCAGCTTGCGCAACACCATTTTGATAAATGGACAGTTTCGATTGGTCATTTTTGGAAAGTGGACTACCAGCTTTGAACGCAACGTACAAGCCTTTCATTTTGTCTTGAACCGCTAAAGTTGCCTCATCAAGTGCTTGCACTACACCGTCTTTGATAACAATGGCCCCATTGTAACTCGCCTGACGCAGCTCCTCCTGCTTGTCCTTATCGCCGATTCCGAGAATCGCGCCCTCAATAATGTTTTCTGCATCGGTGGCCGCAAGGTCGCTTGGTGAATGGATACCCCAGAAGGTCGTAAAGACGTTTCGAATGGCAGTAGCCGCATTCAGCATCGCTGTTTTGGCTTGTGCCAATGCAGATGGATCGGATATACCTTCCGCTAGGCCCAGTGTTACATACCGGCCAAGCTCTGCCATCACGCGAGAAGGTGAATGGGACTTGAATGTATCTTTACTGGTATCAATGACAGCGTTCGCTGTTTCTTCGGCCGCATTTGTAGCGTCCTTTTTGCCATCGAGTTGGCCTTGTTTCATGCCTTCCGAAGCATTCTTGCCGATTCCCGTAAATGTCTTGTAGATACCAGCCATCACGGAATCGCCGTTCTTCAGCTCGTCCAAAATATCTGCAAACGGGAGAACAAAGTTCTTTTCGGAAATGCCTTTTTCTTGTCCGCCCCAATTATCAGGATCAAACGGGTTGTGCTCACCGGCCCATGCTTGAAACTTATCCCAAAGATCATTCAGCGCTGGTTCGATTTTCTCCCAGACATATGCAATAAGCTTTACCGCAGTATCAATGACGGTAGTGCCGACCACATAGAGCGCTGTGCCGATCGCCGGTGCAGCAAGCACAATAGCATCGCAAACAGCCTTGATGATGGCTGCGATGGATGTTACAAGGCTGGAAGAAATTTCGGCAAGTCCTTTGAATACACCTGCGATAAATTCCACCAGCATCCATGCCATTGCCTTGATTCCGTTCAGAAATACCTGAAAATTCAGATTCTGAAGAAGGCTTAAACTCGAAGCAAGATTACTTACAAACTGGGATGCCGAACTCAGAGCCAGAAGTGCCCCAAGACTCAGTGCGAGTGCACTCAGAGAAAGGCTTAACGCTACAATAACAGGGGTCAGCGGTGCAAGAAGCGCTCCTGCAATTCCCATTACAGTGAACGCTCCGGCAACGGCAGCCAGTCCTTTTCCAATTTCCAGCCAGCTAAGCGCACCCAAGCCTTGAAATGCTGGTACCAGAAGATTGATTGCTCCTGCCATGATAGTAAGGCTGATGGCGCTCCCCAAACTTCCTTTGCTGAAATTCAGTGCCGTAACAAATTCAAGAAGTGCCGCACCAACTGCCACGAGGCCTTTAGCAAGGTTCTCAGTATCCATCTCTCCGAACTTTTGAACGGCATTCTGCAAAATTTCCATAGAAGCGGCAACCAGCACAAACCCTGTGCCTTTTCCGATTCCGAATTTCACACCGTCCAACAGTTTCGCAGTGGCCACCAGCTCAGCGCATACGACCCCGGCACCAACCAGACCTTTGACTAACTGATCCGTTTTCAATCCGCCAAAAGCTTTCACAGCAGATGCAAGGACTCGAATTCCGGCTGCAAATGCAATAGTCCCGGCAGCACCCTTCATAAATCGGCCGCTGTCCTTGGAAAGAATAAACGCTACCGCCGTGAGTTCTACCATAACAGTGCCCAGTGCAAGAACACTCGTCAGCAGATTTTCACTTCCGATGGTCGAGATTACCTTCAGCGCTCCTGCCAAGACCAGCACGGCGGCAGACACTGCAATCATTCCAGTAGACAATGCTATGAACTTCAGGCTCTTCACACTCTTTGTGATGGTGGTCATAACTGCAAGAACGCCGAGAAGTTCGCCGAATACAACGGTCATCGCACCAATAGAAGCTGCAAGCCGTTCCGGTTTCACCATAGAAAGAACTGCCAGTGAGGCCGCCATCAGAGTGAATGCTTTTGCAATAGTCATCAGGGTATCCGCCTTTTTAGCTTTGCCCCAAGCATCGATGGCATCGCCCAAAGACTCGATGCAGTCCTTGATTCCACTGACGACCCCTTTTGCGCTTTCCCCAATGGACTTGAAGCTGTCAAGGAATCCCTTGATTGATACCAGCATACTGGCACCCATACCGCCAAGAATGAATTGATTCAGTTTCTCTGGGTCGAATTCATTAAATGCGTTCTTGGCTCCTTCTGCAAAAGAGGTCAGTACCTTGTTGGCGACGGATCCGAACGAATATAATGCAGGAGCCGCAGCATCAACGAACTTCGTGGCCCATGTGCTGATCGTCTCAAGCGGATGTAGTCCACCGGCAATTTCTGCTGCAAACTTTCCAACGCTCGAAGCCACATCCAGAAAAACATCGCCGATTGGTTTTGCAGCAGTTACGATCTTTCCGACCGCTGAGAAGATCCCTTCTAAAATATCTTTGCCGACTTTGAGAACAGAAAAGACCCCTTCTGCAATCGCTTTGATCTTTTTGGCGCTGTCGTCGGTAATAATCAGCTTTTTTGTCGTTTCGTCCAGCCACTGCGCAATGCTATGAATCTGTTCTCCCGTCTTTGGTGGAAATATTTCTTGAAACGCTTCATGGATCGGTTTGATGAGAGCATTAACGGCGTCCATCAGGTTCCATACACTTTGGATCAAATGCTCTCGTCCGGATGTCTCACGAAGCTTTGTGGCATACGCATCCAGATCGAGTGTACCATTTTGAACTTTTTCGTTGAGTTCTGCAAAGGCTTTTGCATCTTGCTCAATGCTCTCCCTGCTTGCCCCCCGCGCAGCAAGTTCTTTGTCGCTCATAGCAAGCATCTTTTCGGCGCTCTTCTGAGCCTCGTCAAGACCCTGCTTCAACAAGTCGGCGCTGATGCCTCCCTGTTTGATTGCATTTCCAAAACTGCCCGCGTCATCGATTTGCTTCTGGGTGATTGCCCCGGATGCAAGTGCAACCTTTTCAAGAGCATAAGAATACGCATCTGCTTGATCTCCGAGTTCATTCGACAAAAGCTGCTGCCACCCGCTGTCCAGCCCCTTCGAAAGCCGCTCGTTCAGTGCGTCGATGGGCGGCACAAAGATGTCATACAGCCTGTTCGCCAGTTCCGTCCACGTGTCCGTGGCTTCTTCCTTATTGCCGAAGATCAGCTCAAAGCTCCTCATCCACTTGGAGCTTACCGCGTCCTTCGTGGAGTCAATGGCTTCGGAAAAGCTCTTCGCCTGTTGGGCCGCTAGTGCGCTTCGTTCCGCCAGCTCGCCATACTGCCCGCTCAGCTTTTCCAGCGCTTCCGAGCTGGTCATGCCGGGATTTTTCTGGGTCATCTCGTAGGCTGCTTCCATCATGGAGGCGTACTTTTCGAAGGTCTTTTCCATGACCTTCGTGTTGGCCCATTTCTTCGAAAGGCTGGATTCGAAGCTGCCGATGGTCACCTCGCCCTTTTTCAGGGTGCCCAGCTCCACAGCCGTGTCGATCAGCTCCTGTTTCAGGGCTTTCGTTGCCGTGCCCATCAGGTTCAGGCTCTTCCAGTCCTGAAGCTGTAAATGTCCCGCGCTGTAACTCTGTGTCAGATTCCGGATGGTGCTCTGGAACGCGAAGCCGCTTTTGCCTGCGTCTGCCGTTGCGTTCGCAATACCCATGATCATGGGGATCATCTTCTTGATGTCGCCGCCCGATGCCGTCATCTGCGAAAGTGCGCTGGTCATCTCGTTAAAGCTGAAACTGGTCTCATCCGAATACCACATCAGCTTGTTCAGGTAACCGTTGACCGTGTCGATGCTGTCGCCGGTAGCATTCATGATGGTCTGGATGTTGCCGGTCTTCTCCACATACTTGTTCCAGCCGCTCATCACCTGATCGAAGGACAGGCTCTTCACCATTTTTTCGCCCGCATCCACAAACTTGTTGGTGATGTTCATCAGGGCGGTAGTGGCCACGATGTTCAGGGTCGAGAACTTGGACTCCAGCGTGTCCAGACTGCGCTGCATCGTGGAAAAATCCACATCTTCGGCGGCAGCATCCAGCTTCTCGAAGCCCTTTTCCGCTCCCTTGAACTGGAGCTTTTCCATCAGCTTGTCGATGGTGCCGATGGTCTGTTTTGTGTTTTTCTCAAAGTTTTCGTTGTTGAACTGCATTTCAACAACGCGGCTGTCTACTTCTCTGCTCATTCCGTCCTCACCTCGCCCCACGCCCGTGCCGCGATCCGCTCAAAAATGGGCCGCATGGCCGGGTTGATGTAATCCACGCCTTCTACATATCCGCCATTCCGTGTCGCGTGTCCGTATTGCAGGATCACCGCGATGGGCACGCCGTCTACGATGTTCGCGTTCCGCCATGTGATCGTGATCCGGTCTTTCCCCTTGGTCACGCCGTAACTCCAGCTGGCCGCCGTCTTGCCCGTGGCCTTCGGGGTCGCCTTGACCAGTGCCTCCACGCCTTCCCGGCCGTATTGGTCGAGGATGGCGTTAAGGTCCAGCTCCGAGCACCGCTTCAGAAACTTACGGCTCTTTTTCCAGTCGCCCTTTTGCTTGAAGATGATTGCTTTCGCCATTGTGCTGTTCACCCTCCGTCATAGGGCCTCCATTTTGAAAAATCGCTCCCCATCGGGGAGCTGTCAGCTTTGCTGACTGAGGGGTTCCTCTAAGCAGAGCTCGCCCTTTGGGAGAGCTGCAAGCAACTGCGCCAACGGCGCATTGCGCGCTGAGAGGGCGATCTTACACCGCAGCCTCGCTGGTGGTCACGAGGGTGATGATCTCCTCCGGAGTGGGCAGCGTTGCCTCTGCGTTCTCGGTGCCCCAGAGCTTGTCCTCGATGGCCTTCACGGTGGCAGCCTTCAGCTTCGAGCAGTCGATCTCCATGTGGGAAGTCGGGCGGAAACCGCTGACGTTGACCGGCGAAGTCGAGCACTCCCAGCTGAAGGTGATGGCGTCGGGGCTGTCATTGATAGAGGCATAGCTCTTCTCGGAGGGAGAGGCGGTGGAGTTCCATGCGATGTGGATCTTCTTGCCCACTTCATCGGAAACATCGTTGCCCACGGTGGTCACCCAGCTGAAGCCGAAGCCCTTGCGCTTCTGCTGGCCGATGGTCACGCCGGTCGCCACCTGTGCGGAGCCGTCGCAGGGTTCCCACTCCGGCGGGTAAGTGTAAGCCTCGATGGTATAGGCGTACTCTTCGGCGCTGCGCAGGGATGCGTACTTGATGTCGTCGGCGTAGAGCTTGGTCTCCTCTGCGCCGGAGGGCGACTCGGTCACGGCGGTCAGGCCGTTCCAAGCTACGCCGTTCTCGTAGCTGCCGTCTTCCTTCATGGGGTACAGGGCACCCATCTTGGTGCCCATTTCGTAGAACTTTTCGCCAATGGCGTCCCAAATCAGTCTGGACATAAGTTACCTCCTATCAGGTATAAAGTGTAAAAACGGTATGGTATAAATTGTCCGAAACAAATTGGCGGTCGTACGCGCACTTCGGGAGTACGGATACGGCCGCCTTGAGTTTCGAGTCGGGGTCCGCGTCGATCACGGTCACCGTATAAAACGGGTGCTGGATGTAAACGCGGTCGTTTGCATGCCGGTTCTGGATCCGGCTCTCGCTGTACACGATGCAGGGGTATTTCATCCGGAGTCCGGTGGGAGGTTGGTAATACAGGTTTGTGCAGCCCGTGGTTTTGTTCATTACATCGCGCAAAAGCGCGTCCACATTCAAACGAACATTACTCATTCCACACCCCTCCCAGTGTCAGGATCAAGCGCGGGTATTGTACCTTCACGCTCTCCACCTTCCATTTCCGTCCTCCGAACGTTGCGTATCGCATGGCGTAGAGATTGCTCTGAGCGAACGGATCGCCGAGGACGCTGAGTTGATTCGAGAGGGTCACGTCCTCGTTGATCTTGTCGCTGCCCTGCATCTGCCGCCCAAATTCCACCACGTCGCCATAATAGCGCCGCTCCGTGATATGCTCCACGTATACGCTGGGGGCCTCTTCGCTGGTATCTGCGAACCCGATCACTCCGCTCCATCTCATAGCAGTCTCACTCCATTTTGATTAGTTTTAGCTAACTCGAAGTACCGGAAAATCAGCCCTCGTCTGCTGCCATCGTGCAGGTCGTAGCGGTGGTGCCATCGGTAACAACAACACCGCCAGCAGCCAGAGTAATGGGCAGGTAAGTCTTGTCCGCTGCCGCAATGATCAGGCGGCCCAGCATGAATGCGTGCTCGATCTCAGACTTCTTTGCGGGAGTCTTGTGGGCCGCATCGGTGTACAGCTTCTTATCGGTGTGCAGGTAGGCCATATAAGTGGCCACATGCAGGTCCGAGCCGGTCTCGTAATTGGAATTCAGCATCATAATTCTCCTTTCTTACGCCGCAAACTCGACGGCCATTGCGCTGAACGGGGTGGTCAGTGCACCGGAGCAGCGGGTCTCGATCAGGTACTTCATGGCGTTGAAGTCGATGTCGAAGTCATCGAACATGGAAACTGCGCCGCCCTTGTCTGCGCCCACGGTGTAGTCGGCGAGGTTCACGATCAGGCCGATGAAGTCGCCGCCCTTTGCGCCCTTCATGCCTTCCATCTGGGGCACGGTCACGATGGCGGAAACACGCAGCTTGCGGGCCAGTGCGGCCTCGTCTGCATACAGCGGGTGGCCGATGCCGTCTTCCAGCAGCAGCATCTCGGTCAGCATGTCCTCGGTGGTGTAGAAGGTCGGGTTGCCCGCGCCCTTGTACTCCTTGCGTGCACGCAGAATCGACTTGATGACTTCCTTGTACTTATCCTCTGCGGTGGAAAGGCCGGTGGTCTTCACCTGCACCTTAATGGTGAACAGGTCGCTGTCATTGAAGATCGGGCGGATGCACTGCTCGTCGATCTTGTCCTCGGAACCTGCCAGACGGCCGTCACCGATCAGGATGGAGCGGGCGATCTCCTCGTTCAGCTTCGTGCGCATCTCGGTCTTCAGCCACGCCACCACGTCGTAGCTGGTGATGTCGATCACGTCGTCGCGGTCCATCTTCTGCTTCTTGTACACGGTGGTGGGGCTGGTGGAACGGCGCAGCAGACCAAAGACCTGCTCCTTCTTGAAGTTGCCCTTGATGTAACCCTTAGCGCGGGCATCCTCCTCGGTCAGGTCCGCAAACATGCTCTTGAAGCGGCTGAAGGGGATGTGGTGCACGCCGCCCATGACCTTGCTCACCCAGCTCTGGTCGCGGTCGATGATGCGGGGCGGGGTGTCCAGATTCTTGTCGTCCGGGAACAGCCATTCCACATTGTCGATGCTGTGGGCCAGCTCATCGCCGTTCATCCCGGCGTCCTCAAAGGCCTGCCGCATGGTGCCGTGGGTCTTGGCCGTCTTGATGACGTTGTTAATGTCGTCCATGTTGTGCTTCAGCACAGTCTCGTGGGTGTCCTTGTCAAAAACATTCTGCTTCACGGTTTCATCCTCCTCACCGTCGTCGTCCTTTTCACTGGCCGTAACAGAGCCAATGATTGCATATACGACATTTTTTTGCTTCTCCGTCAGGGTGTTGAACACGTCCTCAACGGTCTCTTCCTTATTCACGTTCTGATTTTCGTCCGCCATTTTTGCTTCCTCCTGTTTATGTTCGCCGTCATCCGCGCTGTGGGTCAGCTCTTCCAGCGGGTTGCCGTCCGGGTCCATCCCGTGCTCAAGGCTCAGCGCCGTGTCCGAGATGATGAACGCCTCCCCGCCCTCGTAGTCCTCGTCGGCCGAGTGCTTGATGACTTCGTCGATGATTGCGCCGGGGTTGCAGCCCGCCAGTACGAGGCTCACCTCCCGGATGAAGCCGTGCTTCACGGTCTTCCCCACCTTCTGCAAGCCGTTGGCGAAGATGGAAAAGGCGTTCAGGTCACCGCTCTCCACGCACTTCCGCGCCGTGCGGCCAGTGTCCGTGTCGTTGAACTTGGCGTAGCAGTACACGCCGCCGGGGCGGTTTTCCAGCAGACAGTGGCCGATCACGTTGCCAATGTCGCCGTGGTCGTGGTTGTACACCATGGGCACCACCTTGCCGTCGCACTCTTTGAATGCGTCCTGTGCAATGGTCAGCCCGTCGTAGCAGCGGGTGTTCGCTTTGGTCGCCCAGCCGCTGCAATCGTAGTCAAAATTAACCATTTTGATTTGCAATACTCCTTTCCACGGCTTCTTTTCCAGCCGTAATTGTTTTCTGTACCCCGTCTTCCTCGTTCGGTCGGCTGATGTTGCTGTTCTCCAGTCGGTCGGCCTTCGGATCCTTCGAGGGCTTCATGCCGATCACCTGTCGGAACTCGTTCGAGGTCATGATCTCATTGCGGGTAAACTTGTCTGCCATCTCTGAAACCATGGAGACCGGTGCCAGCTTGAACGGGTCGCGGAAATACATCACGGATTCGCCTCTGGCCCGTGCTTCCTCGGTCAGGAACTTTCGCTTCAGCTCGTCTACAACAGCCGCCACAAGGGGTTCGATGGTCCGGTTCTCGTAGTTGGTCATCACAGTATCGTTGGCAGTGCCGTTCATGATGTCCGGTGTGATACCCAGCTGACTGTATGCCATGTTCGTCAGGTATTCCACGGTCTTCAGAAGGTTGTTTTCGAGGCTGCGATTCAACTGCGTGACATGCTCGGTGCCGTCGATGTAGGCGATGCCATATTTGGAGCCAGAAAGCTGGCGTTCCACCTCGGCGCGGCGCTCATCGGCCCGCTGTTTCTGCTGTTCGCTCCGCACCACGTAAGGCAGTTGGATGATCATGTCGAGCTTTCCGCTGCCCACTTGCTCGTCGATGACGTCCATAAGGTTCAACTTCCGGATCAGCCGCTGGATGGTTCCGTTCGGCTCGTTCATCACGGCGTAGAACGGGTTTTCAATGATGGCCACCTGACTTTTCGGCAGGGTGATTTCTTCCCGCTGTCCGGTTCGATCGTTGTACACTTCCAGCCGCACGTCGTCGGGGTACCATTCCTTGATCTTGCCTACCCGCATGGACTCGATCTTGGCTTCACCCGTCTCCGGGTCTATGTCGATGTCCACCGGCACCAGCCCCACCACACCCTCGTCGAGGACGGAAAGGAACAGGTCGTACCGCAAGGCGCGCCCAGTCTGGTCCTTGTTGCCGGATAAATTCAGGCAAGAATTAAGGCCCGAATCAACGACCTCATCAAAGCGGTTGTTTTCATCGAGCCTTACGTGATTGATGGTGATGCTGGCCGCATCCATCGCGATTCGAGTGTAGATGGCGGTCAGGATAGTCCGGTCATTTCCCCGGTTCAGCCGTACCCGGTCTGGCCGGTAGCTGTATCCTCCGCCGTAATAAATTCCACCGGGAGGGTCCCGGTTCAAGAATGCGTTCCAAGCCGACTTCAGCCGGGAACCAATGTTCACTGCCATTTTGTTTTCTCCTTAAGCATATTTTTTTCCGCCGCTATGCGAATAATACGCTCTCAACCGTTGGTTTTTATACCGTGTATATATTTCTAATCCGGCGGCCGCCGCACTACCGGATACTGCAACAAAATTAGCGGCATTCATGTTCCCTGTAGAAGCAATTGCTTTAGCCGCCAGCGTAGCACCAGCGGCCACTGCAACCTGCTGATAGCGAGTTTTGATACTGTTATCAGTAATGGTTTGACCCTTCTGATAATACTTTTTCCCTTGATCAGCCATTTTGTCGTATTTCAGACGCTCATAAGACTTGTTCAGGGCTTTCTTGGCTTTCTTGACATTCGCTTTATTGACTGAGGATTTGTCAGAATCGTATGCCGATTTTGCATTGCTATAACGAGTTTCAGCATCATAATAACGCTTAAGCCCTCGTTGCGTATAGGTTCCATCATAATTTTGATATCGCCTTACACCCCACTTCATTCCCTTGATACCATAATGATACAGTTCGTCGTTATAGACTTGCATTTTATCCTCCTCATGCTCCATGTGCTTTCATTGTCGTGAACAATGCTCCACTGACAATGGCCGTCTTAAAATTATCAGAATCAACGATATTCTTTCCTAGCTTCATCACTGCCGATCCATTGTTGTAAAGCGTTGTGATGGTGCCAAGCGCGGTAGCTGTCGTAGCTGCAACTTTAATTGCCTTCTGAATCTTGCTCGGAGAAGCAGTAAGCTGTGCATACTGTCGCTCTTTCTGTAATCTGTTGATTCGAGCATTCAGCTCGCTGTCACTCATTTCACGAACATTTTTCTGCGTGTGAGCACGCGTGTAGTCTTCGTGATCCGAGATGTATCGTTTTTTTCCTTCTGCGGTCAGAGTACCATCTTTATTCTGATACCGCCGCACGCCCCATTTCATGCCTTTGATGCCCCAATGATATAGTTCATCGTTGTATATGTGCATATTTCATCCCTCCTTGCTAATACTCGTATTTTATGCTAAACTTAAGCAAAAAAGTGAGGTGTCTCTCATGAAATTTCCGAAAATGTCAGAAGAACAGGCCGCTTCTATTCTGGATGCCTGCTATGAAAAAGCACTTCATGGTGCCCCCGGAGCAAAAAGTTGTTCTCAGCTAGCAGAGGAGTATCTTGCAAAGTATCCAAATCCAGTTATGGCAATAGACGAATTTGTCAAGTGGCAGGTTGGTAAATGTACTACTTCCGGTTTTTTTACAAGCCTTGGCGGAATCAGCACCTTACCGATTACACTTCCGGCCAACCTTACAACTGTCTGGTATGTCCAATTGCGGATGATTGGAACAATTGCTGCCATTTCGGGCTATAATCCATCGGATGATGAAGTACAATCACTTGCTTATATATGTCTCGCAGGTGGTTCCGTATCTAAAATATGCAGAGAAGCAGGTGTCCAGTTTACCAATAAGCTTACTGCTTCTATGCTAAAAAAAAATCCCCGGAGCCGTCTTTACAAAAATCAACCAAAAAGTTGGTTTTCGGTTTGTTACAAAAGCCGGTTCAAAAGGGATTGTCAACATGGCAAAGCTCGTGCCTCTTGCAGGAGGAATCGTTGGCGGCGGAATTGATTATGTTGGCACCAAAGTAATGGCTGATCGGGCAATCAAGACATTCCTCTGGAAGAACTACGATTGATCACTCAAACGCATCCCGGTTCTGCTTCCATGCAATGTAAGCGTCCATCATAGCCGCCACGGCGTCGATCTTCTGATCCTGCCGCTGTTTGTAGAGCTTCCGGTTGCCGTTGGTATCCACCAAAGTAACGCAGTTGCCCATGGCAAATTGCATCAGCTTCTCATCGAAGATCAGCTTCCGTTGTTCGCTCAGCTTTTTCAGCTCGCCCAGCGGCACGCTTTCGGTCTTGGCACCCTGAATCACCTTCACGATGCCGAAACTGCTGTTCTCCAGCGCCCACCGATCCACGAACTCCTTCGCGTTGTAAGGGTCGTAGCCAAAGGCTCGCACGTCGTATTCGTTCTCTTGAATGAACTTGTCGAGATCTTCGTACACCTGCATCATGTCCAGCACGGTGCCGTCGAACACGAACAGCGTCCCCTCGTTCATGAACTCCTCGTACTGGTTCCGTCGGCTGATGGGCAGCTGGCTCAGGGTGTAGCTCGTGATGTAATCCCGCGTTTTCACGCCGAAATATCCGTTCGACAGCGGGAACAGGAAGGTAAACGAGCAGAAGTCGTCGCCCATGGAAAGGTCTGCTCCCATGGCACAGGGCATCTGCCAATAGTCCCGCTTGCGGTGGCACAGCGTCTCTTCGTATGGGAAGAAATAGGTATAGCCCTCCATGGGCAGGTTGAAACGCTTGGCCAGAATATCATTCCGTGCGCTGGGGGATTTCTCCGCGCGCTCCACATCGAGCTGATAGGTCTCGTAGCTCACCGTCTTACCGAGGTTCGGGTTTGCTTTCAGCCACATTTCGGGCTGTCCCACCTCATCGATGGAGTCGAGCTTATAGTACCAAATGGAGACGTGGGGATTGATGTACTCCCCCTTCAGGATCTCCATCAATTCCATTTTGATGTCGTCGCCGCAGCCGTTTCGCACGGTGCCTTCGGAGCTTGCCGCCACGATGAGATAATTCTCATTCTTGGCCGCGCCCTGCTCGATGGCACCGATGGGATCTTCCCGGATGTCACAGGAGAGCCATTCATCCACCGTCGCCATGGTGTCGCGTCGGCCCTGAAGCTTCTCGATGGTCATCGGGCGCACTTCCAGCAGACTGTTCGTCAGGAAGTTCTCGATGCCCTTCTTCGTGGACGCCATCTTCACGCGGTCGGCCTTCGAGCCGGTGGTGTTCTGGAGGCTGCCTTCCGTCATAAACTTGAGCACCGGTCCCCTTGCCCGCGCCAGCGCCGTGCGGAACGGAGCCAGAACCTCTTCGGCCTGTTTCATGGTCGGTGCTGTGGTCAGCTGCTGGGTCGTCGTGGTGTACGCCGTCAGGAAGTAAGCTTGCAAAAACTCCAGATACATGGTCTTTGCCGCCGAACGGGTGATGATGAGATACTGCTTCGTCACCAGCCGCTTCTTGATCCGCCGGGTCTCGTAGTGTCCACCGCCGCGCTCATTGGGCACATAGACGCTCCGCTCCACGAAGTAGTACCACCCAAAAATTTCCTCGGCCCACAGCTTGAAACTGTCCAGCAGCTTCACGTCGGTGCCGTCGGTCAGGGTCAGCTCATCCTCGCAGAACGCGATGAAGCCGTTTACCGCCTTGTCGTCGTAATAGATGCCGGGGTTTGCGATCAGATCGTCGATCCGGTTCATTTCCATGGAAATTTCCCGGCATACCGGAATCTCACCCCGCATCACGGCCTCCCGGAACCGGCCGTAGTAAATGGGCGTGGCCGTATTCGAGAGTGCCATCTTCTTCAAAAGCTCCTTTAGCCGTTCAGTTTCTCAAGGATGTTTCCAAGCTGCTCGGAGATGTCCTTGCCGGTCTTCTCCGTCGCCAGTGCATCCGATACCGTTTCGCCGGTAACTTCGTCGGTGTGCTCCACCTGTATCCTGCCGTTCTCCACATGCAGCCCGATGGCATCCTTGATGTGGTCTGCCGCAGTCGCGCCGGTGCCCAGCGGCTCATCGAACTCTTCCCGCAGCCGCCACTCCATTTCCGCCACAGTGTTCTTCATGGCTTCCATCGTAGAGCTGCTCTGGGGCGGGTCAAACCCCAGCAGCCGCACTTTCACGCCGAGATATGCCTTCACGGCCTCGTTTTTCAGCTTGTCCGCGCTGAACTGCTCCCACGTCTCTTCACTGCCGGTAATGGTAAACCCGCCTACCGGCCCCACGCCGATCTGGCTCAGCACAAATAGTGCGCTGTTCACGTACATCACCACGTCCGCGTCAAAGTCCGTGCACTCCTCCGCGATCCCCAGCAGCTTCTTCACACTCGTCAGGATCGAATTCATTTTGATTTCCCTTTCCGCTCTGTTTATTGATCATAATCAGCTACACCTGCTTCTGCAATGGCCACATTGGCCCAAAGCATTGCTTCGTCAAGCTTGGTCAGTGCAAGACTCCGCTCACGGCATGGCCCGATCCTTCGGATCGTCTGCTCTGCCTGCTCCAATTGCTGCCGAATCTTGGCGGCGGTGTTTTCTTCCTTGGTACTTAAAGGTCGTCTTTTATACATTTTATTTCCTCCACGGGCAGGTGTCGCCCGGTTTTCTCTCTCCGTCCGGCATTTTCGGTCGGCGGTCATCTCCGTAATGGATGGCTTTATGCGTCGCCGCCGAAACACAAATGGCGTTCTCTGGGTCAAGCAGCTTCTCGCTGTGCCGGAGGACGTCTTCTTTTGTTATGGGGTTCAGGTGGTGTATGCTGATCTTCGGCCGCACGGGGATCCCGTTCCGCAGCACCCAGTCCGCGATCGGGTGATCTTCGCATCCAAGGTCGCATCCGCTGTCCCGTGCAATGATTTTGTCCCGGAACTGCCTCCACTCCCGCGATTGGTAGAAGTCCTGATTCAGCCATCGGTCAAACCCAAACGTGTCCTTTCCCACCTCGCCGTGCAATTGCAAATAGTGCAGCCGCTCCTCATACGTCGGCAGTTGGCATAGCTCCGTGTAGCTTTTCATCTCAACCACCCGTACTTCATCAACTGATCCGTAATAATCAGAAACGCAATCCATAAAATCGCCGGGATGCCATAATCAATGAACATCTTCCGCCGAAATGAGATTGGGTGATGTTCCATTTCGTAGTCAGCCGCGATAAAGCAATACATCAGCATCATAAAGATTCCGACTCCTGCCCAGATAAGCTCACCCAAGCTGATCGTCATACTCGTCATCCTCTCCAAGGCCGTTGTACTTCCGCATGGCCTTGATGGCATTCGCATACAGCTCTTCCGAGTTCTTGGCATTCTCCAGCGTCTCGGTCTTTGCCCGCAGCAGCTTGTTCTCCTCTTCCAGCTTTTTCTTTTCAAGGTCGGCCTTCGTCGTTGCCAGCTTCAGGAAGTGGGTCGTCTCGGCGCTGGATGCTGTTCCCTCGCGCAGCCGCTTTTCTACCAGCTTCATCGCGAGGTTGATCATGTAACTTTCTTGTGCTTCCGGAGATGTCGCTGGCCGGGCCGAAGCCGCAGCCGTTTCTCCGGGAGCGTTTCTCTTCGGTTTCATCCGCTATCCTCTTTTCGCACATTTATAATAAGGTATAAGCTTTTGCAAGGGTTCATGGGAGCTGTCAAGGTACCAGCATGGCCAACCATTTGAAAGGAGAAAAAGAAACAAATGTCTTCAGCCGCAGTGTATGGACTGAACAAGCTCTATCATGAAAGTGTTAATTTTGGAGGTCAACATCATGAGATTCAAAAGGAGGAAACTTTTCTCCCATGAGCCCTTGCAAAAACCGCCGAAGCCGCAGTCTACTCCCCACAGCCTCGGCGATACGAAAGAAAGCTGGCCAAGTGACACCTCAAATATCGCACGGTCAGCTTTTCGCATTCTTAAAGCCCAAATATCAATTTTCCCTCCGGGGAAATATCAAAGACCGGCGCGATTTGAGAGGGGGGTGTCATTTTTGAGACCCCCCTCCCTATGCTTTTAGCACTTTACGCCGCTGTGCTTTCGTCTTTGATATCGATCTTGAGCTTTTTGTAGATGTTCAACGGATCATTTGCCACGATTTTATCAATTGCTCGCTCAATTTCATAGGCATTCTCATTGTCTGTGAACTGAGAGGACGTCTCTGCCAGCCGCATCAGCAGACCAGAAGAGTTGTAGCCATGATCCACATCATATTGATACCACTGTTCGAACTGCTCGCACGGATCGTACGGGTTATCGGTCGTGGTCAGAAAGCATCGAACCATAATTCAAAGCCTCTTTCTTGCGTGTTTTACTTGTTGAGTGCATCATAAATCGTGGATTTAGGCACGCCGCATGCTTTTGCAATTTCTTCGTACGTGTAGCCACCGCGAAGCATTGCTTTCGCTTTGTTCACCTTTGCAGAGGACAAAGCAGTTGTAGTTTTCGGCATTGCACGTTTTACAATTTCATCAGAATCAGACGAATTCAGGAATTTCGTCAACATATTGTCCGAAATTGCGCCAGCTTGAACAGCTTCCCATTCACGATCCGTGAACGTGACCTTGGACTTACGCCCACTGGCACCCACAGAGTCACGGGCACGCTGCATTTCGACAGAGGAGATCTTCTTGATTTCTTTCTTATCGATCGTCGGATCAAGTCCTTGTTCCTGAATCTTAGCCTTGATATTGGCATTTGCGATCAGCATCGCCTTGCGTTCTTTCGGCTTGTTGGCGATCATGTTATTGTATTTTTCTTTCAGCGAGGTCACTTCTGCCGCGTATGCCTTGGCGGCTTGCGGATCGCGCTGGATGCCTTTCATATTGGCCGCCTCTTTGCGGGCCTGATTGGCCATCGTCTTTAACTTATTGGAAAAGTCTGCATACAGATTCTCCTGCACCGTACCAGACGACAGCGTGCGTGCATCCTTTGTCTCCGAGATCAAACTGACGGTATCCTCAGCGAGGCGCTCCTTCCCTGTCTTGGGGTCGGTGAAGGTGCGGCCGCTCTCCTTATAGATGAGCTCACCAGTATCCTTATCAACACGTACGCTGCCACGGCGCTCCGGTACACGAACGGTCTGCTTACGGCGAGACAACAGGGTGGATGCGCCGCCATAGTGCGTGCCGCCCTCTTCGTCCACACGGATCTGCCACTTTTGTTTCAGTTCGGGGATGCCATTCTCGCGCTCAGACCGCTTGTAATCCAGCTTGTGCTTTTCGGCATCGATGACCACCATGGAGTGCTTGACAGCACGTGCAAGCTCATCCTCATCCGCGCCGCGAAGGGTCATGTCCGTGATGAGGTTCGAGATTACACCCATTTCGCGCTGCTTCTCTTCCTTCTTCATGAGACGCACATTGTTCGGGTTGCCTTCCGGAACTGCATACGCAGTCTTAGGGTCGAAGCCTTCCAACGCTTTCAGCGCATGGGTGGACTTGATGTTGACCTTGTCAGAGACAGGAATCGCCATAACGGTGTCGCCGTCGAAGTCTGCACCAGACAGACGCTCAGCTACCTTAGCATTGATACCGATTGCATCCTGAATCGCACCGAGATTCCGCTTGCCGCTCAAGTTCTTGTTGTTGACCGTGACCATGGGAATTTCAAAGGTGCCCGCATGCGGATAACGAATCAACGCAAGATGGGTTCCGTTCTCATAAGTCGGGCAGTAAGCTTCTGTTTCCTTGATATTGTTGAGAGGCAGGATAACCTTGGTGGACTGACCGGGAAACGCCGATGCTTTCAGGGTCATCGATGTACCTTCGCAGGTGTCTGCAAAGTCGTTGAGCAGCTTCTTCTTGACTGTCGGATTATCATAGTGCATAATTTCGTCATACTGCGCCTGATAATCTGCAACGGTGAGCTTCAACTGATTCTCGATCAGCTTCTTCGGCTGCTTGGACAGGAACTGCGAAGAGACATTCTTCGACATCGTATCCCAGTCGCCTTCCTCTTTCAGTTTGTTGATGGGAGAAAGATGCTCTTTGCCGTCAGCACCGATGTAAGTGCTCTGACCGTTCGCCTTAATGGCTGCACCAAACGGGTTGTCCGGGTCTGCCTTGGCTTCCTTCAGAACCTTCATCTTAGGTGTGCCGGAGTGCTTGTTCGTGTTGAACATGATGTCCACACCGTCCGGAAGATCATCCGAATATACGGCCATACCCTTCAGGTAATGATCACCATCCACAAGGATGCGAACCTGCGCATAATGGCTCTTACCAAGGTCAAGGTCAGGCACGCCGCGGCGAATCTCCATGACGCCGTCCTTGTCCAAACCGCCTTCGTCACCATAGCGAATGGCAACGCGGCTGGAATCCAGACTTGCAGGGCGCTGGAGCTTCGTAAAGGTATCACCACCATCATCCGTGTGATAGTCGCCCAGCGAATCGATCTGTTCCTGATGTTGGTAGGCGTACTTCTGGTCGAATTCAGGCTTAGCAAGCACCGTGATGTTGGTCTGCTGGCGGTTGTTCGTCGGTTGCTTAATACCAACGCCATAGCGCTTATAGCCATACTCTGCTTCCAGAATATAAGCGGCCTCATCCAGCTTGCTTTCCGATACGCCAAGCACCTGATTTGCACCTTCGGAAATATCGATCATGCCTTTCTTGTCTACTTCCTTCTTCAAGGTTTCGGCAATCTTCTCGGCCTGACTTGCTTTTTCTCCGATGCCATTGTTATACTTCGACCGGACACTCGATTCGCTCATGCCGAGCTTATTCGCGATTTCCGTCCAGCCAAGATTTTCCTTTTCTTTCAACCTGCGAATCTGATCGTATTCCAGCGCCTTGCGATCATGACCGGCCTTCTGACGCGCAATACGGAACTCGGTGAGTCCCATTTTGTACTCGTCCGGAAGGCTGCCATTGATTGTGTCCAGAATATCTTTCTCGGACAAGCCCTTTTTCTTCAGCTCATCCACACGAGACAGAAAGTCACCGGAATGCTGATACGGATTGTCACCGGAACCCCAAGGATAACGGCCAGAGTGGCGCTTGGTGCCGTAGTGCTCCAAAACACTATCGTTGGAAGGAATGCCCAAATAGGCACGGATGTCTTTCTCAATCGCGTTCATGCTACTGCTCCTAACTTCAAATCTGCAATCACTTTGTCGAACTCGCGAATCTTCTCGATGATGGGGTCGATATCCTCATAAGTCGGATTCTCGATCCAAATATCATCGTTCTGATAGATTCGGGTCTCAAACTGAATATCTTTCGGGTTGATGCGATACTCCATGCAGAACAGAGCGGCATAAATAAAGAGCTGCTCCATGTGTGCAGGAACAGCTCCGGTTTTAAGATCATGAATACGAAGGAGATTATCATTGAATGTAATTGCGTCTGCGGTGCCGAAGCAGTTCTCGCTATAATAGAGAACCATCTCCGGGTTCATGCGGAAACCGATTGCATCGTTAACATATGCGTTCAGAGTTTTCTTACTCTTGGGCAGCTTCTGTCGGAGAGTAATGCACTCTGCGGCAAAAGCATGAAGGCGCGTTCCCTTCTCTTTTGCCTGAAAGTTCATGTACGCATCGGTCAGACGCTGTGCGTCATAATTGAGCCAATGGTACTTACTGGCTCCGAGGAAGGCATGCTGCCCCGTGAGCCTCGAATGATCGTTCCATTGCATTTAGAACTTCCTCCTTATTTTCGGGATAGATGAAAGCTGCAAAGCTCATACTGTTGAAATCCTGAACATAATAGTCCTGATTCGGTCGATGAGGTGCATCCGCTGACCGCTTGCCTTCCAACGCGCCCCAAGTGTGACCATACAAAACCAAGAGGTCAGGATGCCCCTGCACCTCGTTCGGATCCAGATGAACCACCTTGCAGCCGGGAAAGCGCTCTTTCAGTTCTTTCACCAATCTCGTTTTGAATTTGTTTTCAAGCATGCTACAACCTCCAAAATAAGAGGAATGGCGTGTCTGAGACACTCTCTATTCCCCTCATAAAAGGGGATGTTTTTCTCGCGGTAGATTTTGTGAAAAAGTGCGAATTTTTGTGAATTTTGGACAAAGAAAAAAGCCCCTGCGCTTTTCACGCAGAGGCAATGCTCATGGATGTTAATATCTGTCAAATAGTTCTTCAGGTCCGCAGTGCATCGGAAGGCTCTCGTATTTTCGCTCGCCATAATCGTCTTGTATAGAACCTGCATCGCAGTTATAGTCATATGCTTCCGGGCCATGAGATCTATACAAATCGTCATATGAATAGCACATCTCACAGCGGTCGCATTTCCATGTTTCTGGTCCGACATGTGCAAGGCGCCGACCACATTCACATACAGGGGCTTTAACATGAAGTTCTACAAATTGATTAGCGCGGCAATCCACACGATTACCATCCCGATCAGTTGTCCACCATTCTTCAAAAGCCATACAAAATACCTCGTAGAATCAGAAGCGTTACGCTCGTACACTGTGGTTCTATGATACATCTATGGGCAAGCTGTTTCAAGCCCCAAAAATAGCGCTGGCCAAAAACCCGTTTTTCAGTGCCAATTACTATATATAAATTTTCATTTTTTTCATTAACTGAAAGAAAAAAGTGGGTTTTTGGCCAAACGGCATAATTTTAACGAATTATCATTATTTTTTGTGGTCATTTTTTCTAAAATTTTTGGCCACGAACCGGGTTTTTGGCCACGAAAATGACAAATTCTGACGTTTCATCACAAAAAGCGGCAAAATAAAATGGGCAGAAGTGGGCATCAAGCGATACCTAAGCCCATGCAAATTATATACGCTATGACCAAAATCACAATGACGATTCCAAGCCACTTGAAATAAGTAGCAGCAGTTTTGTTAGCGTCTTCGGTTCGCCATCTCTCCTGCTCCATCTCCTTAATCCGGAGTTCCATAGCATCCTTGGACTCTTGTATCCGTGCTTCATCCACATACCGATACGTCTCCTGATAGTCATCCAGCCGAACCTTCGTCCCGCAGAACTCGCAAAACATAAAGTCCCGGTTGTCATCTTTCACTGTCAGTTCAGCACCGCAGCTAGGGCATTTTACCGTCCGTGCCATAAAAGCACCTCCTCATCTTGCTATAAGAATATCATGGAGACGTACCAGCGTCAAGGATTTTAAGGAGGCAGAATCCAAATGATCAATTTATCGAATATCATTACTATTTCACCTTATACTCCACAATGACATTATTCCAACTCACACCATAAACCTTGTTATCAACCCGAACCACAATCTTTTGGTCGGTACTTTTCAGCCAAAACACTTCACCGTCACCCTCCAAATACACGTCTCTGCTGTTCGGATAATAGATAGTGATGTGATAATCCTGCTTGTCGCTCGTGGTGTTCTTGCTCTCCGCTCGTTTCGAGCATCCGCACAACCAGATACTCAGACACAGCATCAGCATACACCAAATCAAACATATCGCTCGATTCTTATTCATAACTCATAAGCCTCCTCGCCGCTGCATAAAGGAACTTCTTGACCGACCATGTATCGATGCGGAATTCAACCCGCAGTTTCTCCAGTTCGGGATTCGGATACTCCCCTGCTCGGAACTCCGTCATCTCCATCGCTCTGCGCAAACGACGATCCGCCGAACCGCGGCTGCAATTGAATTTATCTGCCAATGTGCATTCGACATCAGACAATGAAACGAACTGATGATGCGCCAGCTTATCCATGAAGATTTCAATTGCCTCACCCATGAGCTCGCCGCCGAAGGTAATCACCGGCACCCGCATCTGGATGAGGAAGTCATACGTTTTCTGCTGCATTCTCGTTCACCATGCTTTCTCTATCGATCTTTACAAATGCAAGAGCTACTTTCAGGAGGAGAAGCTGAATTTTTTCCAGACTTTTAACTGTCTCGGCAAGCTCTTTGATTGAGCAGGGGCCCTCGATTTCAACCGAGGCATAGGTACTCGGATCAAATGTCTCTGCAAAGTTGATTAGGTTCTCTACAAAATTCTCGTCATTAAAATTTGCAGAGAATGTTCCACCTATCGGGTTATAGCACAGTTTATACCCGGTTTCGGTCGTGTATAAATGAAAGCCAAACTGTTGCAGCACGTCAATATATTTCTTATCAATTCCTTTCATAGTTACTTCACCATGCTCCCCTTCCGTGTCTGGTCATCCGCAGGCCAGTACGTGTAAATATCATCGAACACCACCGGAATCTTCTTCTGAAGCTCCATCAACAACGGGCACATGAGCTCCCGCATCTGAGGATGTGCTGCCACAGGAGTACGCAGCTTGAAGATGTTGCGCCACTCACGGTAATTGGCCGTCACCACGATCTCGGTCTTCAGGCACAGCGGTAGCACACAACGAGCCTGTTCGGGACGCATACCGTTAGCGATCATAAGCTTGTAGTCCTTTTCGGCATAAGTCATGGCTTCAAGGAACGAACTCTTGATCGTAACCTCGCTATCGTTCAGTTCACAATACTGCTCGCCACGAATATAAGAAGGCCAGATAAACGTCAACTCCCCGCCAAACTTCTCCTTCGAGTAGTTGCAGTACCGGGTACTCTCCTGTGCAAAAGAAGCAATGCGATGCCGCACCAGCTCATTCGCCACGCCACGGTCACAGGTGAACAGCACAGACAGCTGAGAATGTTCCAGCATAGCCTCATGACCCTGCTTCACCAGAAAGCCCACCAGCTTCTTTGCCGACTCACCGTCCGGCGTGATCTTGTCTTCGCTCTTGTAGCAGACCCGCGCCACCCGCTCGATCTGCTGGAGCTCTTTGATGCCGCCCTCAGAAATATCAGTGAGGACTTCGTACTTAGGTTCAACGATTTTCATAATTAAATCTCCTTTTCATCAGTGAATCCACTATTTCGAGCTGACTAAGGCTCTTTCCATTACCTCTTTGGGCCACCATGCTGATGCCAATATCCTCGATCGGGATAATGTATCCGATCGGTACATTCAAACCAAAATGTGTACTTCATATATCAGCCAGCCTTTCTCTATCAGGATCTCGCAAAATAGAATCCCAGTCTCTAATAAGTTTCCGTAAGCCATGATCAT